TGTGTATGGCTGACTAAACTTGCTGGAACTAATCCTAATACGGGTGAGAAGATGGATGAAGAAGGCTGCGCTATGAGCTTCTTACCTATACTACTAGTTGAAAACTCTATGCAACAACGTAGCACCAGCGCAGCGGTAGAGTCCTTTAGAAATGAGACTGTTCAGGCTAACCAAACAACACAACAAATTTTATTAATGCAGTCACAACCAAAAGATATGAGGTTAATTGACAATGGGTAAAATACTAGAACTCCTTTTAAATCTATCCCCTGCACTGGAAAACGGTAAAACGTTAGCTAATCCTAAAACGTGGGGTAATGTGGCTACTGTATCTCATGCTTTGATTATTGTATTTGGTTTTATCTTAGTAGGTGTAAAAGCCGCAGGATATGATATCCCCATTACAGACAGTCAACTAGCGCAGTTAGCAGGTGGTATTGCATCAGTAGGCGGAACCATCGTAGCTTATCTTAACATAGCCACTTCAGCGGACAAAGGGTTGAAGAAATAATGGAGAAGAACTTCTCTGCAGCATTAGCTCATGTATTAAAGTCTGAAGGGGGTTTTCAAGATGACCCTAAAGATGCAGGTAATAAACTTCCTGATGGACGACAAGGGTGCACTAATCTAGGTGTAACTCAATCAACTTGGGAATCGTTTGTAGGACATCCTGTATCACGAGAAGATATGAAGCGGCTAACGGAGGAGAGGGTAGCAAGATTCTATAGACACAAGTACTGGGATGCAGTTAAAGCAGATGAGTTGCCAGATGGCGTAGACTACCTTGTGTTTGACTTTGCTATTAACGCGGGGCCCGGTCGTGCCATTAAGCTACTTCAGTCTGTTGTAGGCGTACCAGAAGACGGTGCTATTGGCCCTAAGACATTAAAAGCGGTGGAGTCCATAACACCTGCTACAATTATTCAGACTTATACTGAAGCAAAAGAAGAATTCTATAGATCCTTAAATGCATTTAAAGTGTATGGTGAAGGATGGTTAGCACGTACAGATACCGCTGAAAAAACAGCTTATACATTATTAGGATAGGTTATGCCATTAACGAAGCTTCAGATAACCGCAGGGATAGATAGGGAAGGAACTAACTACTCTAATGATAATGGTTGGTACCAGAGTAACAACGTGCGGTTTCGTTCAGGGTTTCCTGAAAAGATTGGGGGTTGGACTAAGCATGATAACACAACTTATTTAGGTACAGCCCGTGCACTTTGGAACTGGGTAGATTTTGATGGTGATAACTATTTAGGTATTGGTACTAACTTAAAATACTATATTAACTTCGGTGGTACTCTCTATGATATTACACCTATTCGTGCTACTTTTACTTCTCCTGTCACTAATAACTGCTTTGCTACCACTAATACTTCCACTACTGTTGTAGTTACAATTGCAGCTCATGGTGCAACGACTGGGGACTTTGTCACTTTTTCAGGTGTAGTAGGTACTATCGGTGGGGTTACTGCCGCTACGTTAAATGCTGAATACCAAATCACTTATTTAACAGATAGTACATTTTCTATTACAGTCCCTACAGCAGCCACCTCAACTACAACAGGGGGCGGAACAGCCATAACTGCAGCTTTTCAAATGGTTACAGGGTTATCTACTTTTATAGTAGGTACCGGATGGGGAGCAGGGCCTTGGGGTAGGGGTGGCTGGGGGTCTGATTATTCTTCTGGTATTGGTGAGCAGTTAATGCTGTGGTCTAATGATAACTTTGGACAGGATTTAATTTATGCAGCTAGAGGTGGTCCACTTTATCATTGGGATGATACAACAGGTCTGAGTACACGAGGTAAATATTTATCTGATGTGGCTGCTACTCAAACAGCAGTAGTTGTGTCTGCTACTTTTACAAGTGGTGTAACTTCTATCAATGTGCCTTTTCCAGCGGGAATTGCAGGTGGGGCTTTTATTACAGGAGCAGGTATCCCTACTGGGACTTATGTAGCTTACTCTTATAGCACAGGGTCATCAACAGTACCTCTATCTGCTGCTACTACATCAGGAAGTTCAGGGAGTTATACATTTACTTATTCTGGTGGTTATGTTCCAACGGCTACAAACGTAGTTATGTGTTCTGCTGTTCAGCAATTTGTTATAGCACATGGCGCTAATTCTTATATACCCGGAACACCAACAAGTTCTTTTGACCCTATGCTTGTAAGGTGGTCAGATCAAGCTAATGCTTATCAGTGGGTTCCTGATGTAACTAACCAAGCGGGGGAGTATAGACTTGGTCATGGTTCTTTTATTATGGCGGCACAAGTAACCCGCCAAGAAAACTTAATTTGGACTGACACCTCTCTTTATTCCATGCAGTATATTGGCGCTCCGTATGTATGGGGTATTCAGTTGCTAATGGATAACATTACTATTATTTCACCTAATGCAGCTATCACTGCTAACGGGGCTACCTACTGGATGGGACTTGATAAGTTCTATATTTATGAAGGCTCTGTTAATACTTTAAACTGCACTTTAAAACAATACGTCTTTACTGATATTAACCTTGACCAAAGCTTTCAAGTATTTGCAGGGGGTAACTTTGGGTACAATGAAGTTTGGTGGTATTACTGTTCTGAAAACTCTACTATTATAGATCGCTATGTAGTATATAACTATGTAGAAAAAATATGGTTCTCAGGTAATATGACGCGCACTGCATGGTTAGATTCTAGTTTACAGCCTGCCCCAATAGCTGCGGCTTATAGCCCACTGTCTGCATTTCAAGGCTCTATTTCAGTACTACATTAACTGTATCTTCTATATATTATGGTACTGTTACTATTGGATCATATATTACAGGTGTGGGGATTATTACAGGTACTAAAGTCACTGGGTATATTGCAGCTTCTGGTGGGGTAGGTACTTATATTGTTAACTATACTCAAACTGTTTCTTCTACTTCGATGGAAATGGTTACTACTAGCACAGGACTTTTACTTGCTCATGAAACGGGTGTAGATAACTTATCAGGTATTGCTACGGTGCCTATTGATGCATACATTCAATCTTCAGATATTGATATAGAGGACGGTCAGCACTTTGGGTTTGTTTGGCGTATTCTTCCAGATATAAACTTTAACGGCTCAAACGTTAACAACCCTTATGTGACTATGACTGTTTGGCCTAGACGAAATTCTGGTGCTCCTTATGGTACGGCAGATGCTCCTACTATAACAAGTGATGATAACTATGCCCCTCCATACCCACCCAATTCAAGCGTATATATCGTACAGCAATATACAGGTCAGGTGTATACAAGACTAAGAGGCCGTCAGTTAAGCTTTAGAGTAGAATCTAATTCAATAGGAACTGCATGGCAGTTGGGCAGACCTCGAATTGATATAAAACCTGATGGCAGGAGATAAGTAAATACTTATGACTATTAAACTCCAACCTCCTAAAGCGCCTAACTTAATAACAGCCCCTACGGACTACAACCAGCAAAACCAACAGCAGTTTTTGAATATGCTAAGGTTGTATTTNAANCAGCTTGATAACTTTACACAAACACAAATACAAAGCACNTTAAACGGTATTGTTGTACCTAATTTTACCACTACACAAAAAAATGCCCTTGTAGCCCCAGTTGCGGGGCAAGTTATATTTGATACTACATTAGCTAAATTATGTGTATATTCTGGCACGGCATGGCAAACAGTTACTTCTATATAAAAATATGGTAAACTTAATAAAATCAATTCATAAGGTGTAGTATGAGCAACTTAGCTGAACTTGGTAACATGCCTTTTATATTGGCTATCGAAGGGATCATGCGTGAGAACTTTGACCAAGCGGTTTTAAAAGAAGGAACTGATACACAACACTATCAGATTAAAGGTGTATATGCAAGGACGATGTTTGTGCCAGCAGGGATGTTGATAACAGGAAAGATTCATAACTTTGAGAGCATAGGTATTCTTGCTCAAGGTACAATGCGTATAACAAACGGTGAAATAAGTGCAGTTGTGTCTGCTCCTTACATTGCCGTAGATAAACCTGGTATTAAACGCTTAGGTTATGCAGAAACAGACTGTACATTCATCAGTATCCACCGAACTGATGCGGAAGATATAGCCGACATTGAAGAAGAACTCGTGTCAGATACTTTTGAACAATATGAAATTAAAAGATTGGAGAAACCATTATGAGTTTTATTGACGCATTAGCTGTTATTGGTGGGGGAGCAGCAGAAGCGGGAACAGCAGAAGGTGTCGGAGCTGGTATTGGTGAATTGGGTTTTGCCGGATTAGACGGTATTGGTGAATTGGGTTTTGCCGGATTAGACGGGGGAACAGCACTGACCGCTGGGACTGGAGAAGTTGGATCTTTAGGCGGTGGGTTAGCTGGTTGGGCCCCTGCAGGGAGTGCCGGATCTGAAATAGGGGGTGCTGGTGCAGGAAGTGCTGGAGCTGGTGCTGAGTTAGGAGTTGGACAAGGCGCTTTAAACAGTGGTCTTAGTAATATAGGTGTAACCAATCCCCTTGCTCAAAATATGATTTATGGTGGTTTAAAAGGAGCAGCTATTGGAGCAGGAGTAGGAGGGTTAGGTTCTGCTATCACAGGACAAGATGTTGGTAAAGGTATGTTGGGCGGAGCGCTATCTGGTGGTATAGGCGGTGCTGGTGGAGCAGGTCTAGCGGGTTTATCTGGCACAGGTGGTGCTTTGGGCAAAATAGGAGAATTTGCAACAAATCATGATGTTTTGGTTCCTGCTGCATTAAGTACTTTATCCACGCCATTTGTTAACAAGGCATTAAGTTCAACAAGTTCTATACCAACAGATACTGGCCCTAGTTATAAAACAAATATCCATTGGGCAGGCCCTACACCTGGAACATTT